AATCCAAAAGCGTATAAACAAGAAGATTTTCCAAATATACATAGATTAGATTTAAATAAAAAGATTTCCCCAAATCCAAGATATTTTAAAGGTCGTGGGACTTATTTTGTCGATATGGATAAATTGACAGATATGGTTACCGATTGTCTTGAATATGAAGACAAAATTACTCCTGAAGGGAAATTGATGGAGAAAATATTAGATCGATTGTCTAGTATCAGAGAATTTGTTGAATATTCTATGGATAATAAATGTTTTAATATTATCACTGACAACAATGAAAATGTTGTAGGATATCTTGGATTGATTAGGGATTGTAAAGATTCAGACGATATAGTGATATCTCCGATATATATAAAACCAGAATATAGAGGACGAGGATATGCTTCAATAGCTTTATCATATGTTAACTGGGCGATTCCTAATTATTTTGGATGTGTTGACAAAGTGTATCTTAGTACAGATAAACGAAATATTCCGGCAGTTAATCTTTATAAAAAACATGGGTTTATCCAAATAGATGAAAACGGAATTCCTGTTACAGAAGAAAGTAAAGAAAATTATCATTCTGTCGAAAGTAGTAAATCATATATTAAAAGACGTTATACGGTAAATAACAAAAAGAAAGTTACTGGACGAAGACGGTTTAAATGTGAAGATTGTGGTGAGCGGTTTGGAACTTATGACCAATTGTTTAATCACGCTACAAAATATCATAAGGATTTGATTAACGATATGGATCCACACCAATACTTATATTTAAAACGCAATCCTGGACCAAAAGTTTGTCAGATATGTGGAGATCCTACAGATTGGGATCCTAAAAAACGCAAATTTAATCGCTTGTGTATTAAACCATCATGTAAACAAGAATCACGTAAACGTTTTCAAAAAAATATGAAAAAGGTTTACGGTACAGATAACTTACTTACAGATCCAGAACATCAAGCCAACATGTTAGCTAACAGAAGTATTTCTGGAACGTTTGAATTCCCCGATGGTGGTCAAATTGGGTATGTTGGGCAATATGAATTGGATTTTTTAGAAATGATTGTAAAAGATTTAAATTTTACAAGCGTAGATATAGTAGAAACCCCACCGACTCATTATATAAAATACAGAGATACAGTGGCTAAACGTTATCGTTGGTATATTCCGGATTATTATATCGAAAAATATAATTTGGTAATAGAGATTAAAGATAGTTCTAAGTTCCCTATAGATTCCAAACAAAAAATGTTGATGAAAGAAAAAGCTATAGTTAAATTAAATAAATTTAACTATATCAAAATAGTAGAAAAAGATTATACAGATTTTAAAGAACTTTTATTAACACTTGAAGAAAAAGAAATATCTGAGACAGACGAAGAAGAATACATATATATCATACCAGAAACGNTCAGTTTTCGCGATTTAGGTTTGTAGTTTTTTATAATATCATAACATAAAAAATATACTTNTATAATCGATACTGAAAAGAAATATTGATTATATATTATATTNGTGAAGATGAGAAATGTAAAAATCTCATAACTTCGAAATAACATCACCGCGGTGTTATAGAATATTTTATAAGGAGGCTCCTATTATGGCAGCAACTACAGAAAAACCTAAATTCCTCACTGGAATCAAAGGGAAAGCAAAGAAGACATGGACAGGTTTCAAAACTCAACCCGTCGAGACAAAGATCTCAGAGGTAGCTGTTCTTGCAGCGACCGCCGTTACTTCCTTCTTTGTAGGGAAAAAGATTGGAAAGAAAGCTCCGAAAAAATAAGCTGAATTTTCAATCGGTGATATAATTAAATCTGGCGAACCATTTTCACTAAGACAATATCAAGATTGTCTTGTTCGCCAGATTATTATTTTTGTACACCACTGATATTCGGAATCAGTTTTGTAAAATCTTCTTCAAAACACAATCCGTCGTTGACGGTATTTGAAGAAAAAAGAATTTTAGCTTGTATGAATTCTTTCAAAAACTAACTTAAAATTTAGTGTTTTTTTCTTGTTAAAAAATCAGTGTTAACCGTGCTGTATTTTCCTAAACTTAACTGTTTGGGTTTATATGTCGAATTCCGAAATAGACTAACGGTTCACTTTTTAATTAACTGTTGTCGGTAGACAGTTTCCTATATTATATTAGGTCAAAAACATACTGTTAAAAATACGGAATTATGTGGTTTATTACGTATTCTCTGATTGAGATGGGACTGTTCGGAATTGTATTCCACGATTTGATATTAGAGTTTATCCGATCCGACTAAGGACAAACCACTATTATTTATTCAACACGGTGCATCCGTTGAACATATTTAGAAAAAACATAAATTTACGCGGTTTATGATATGTTTCTTTGTGAGTAGTAATAACTACAGAATAAGTTTTATTGGTTATTAAGATCTGACCAATAAACCGCTACTATTGGTAATTCCGGTTGAGTCTTTTACCACCTACTCTTCCGCATTACATACTAAAAACACTTTGGAGTTTTGGCGATTTATCCAAGTTGTTCTTTATTGTACGGTAAAATAAACCGATGAATAGAGTTTACGTGTTGTCAACCCTTGATGAAGGAAACAAACACAATATTGAAATCGCTATTATGAATATATTCGGTTGGATTTTTGGAAATTCTCCTTTGCCAGCCGTTCATATATAACCACATTAAAAATCGGGGTTCTGATTGGTTCCCGTAGCTTGGCTTATGTTCCGAATAACCACATAATTGTCAAATCTATCACTTTTCTGAATATCTCGGAGGGTGAGAAGGAAAGGGAATACAATCGCATCAGTTTTTTATAAGGGAGGTCCTTATCGGGCCTCCCTTATATTTCTTTTTTGAAATGTTTTATATATTATGTATATAGGAGGAAACATATATGGAATTGATAAGAGAATATAAAATATTCAACACAAAACCGTTATATTATTATGATACAAACAATGAATTGGTCGAATCAGATTATGTGTATTCGCCAAAAGGTGTTGTACGTATTTATGATCGATTAGGCGGATATCAGGATTATCCTATTATTGAACCGATGTTTAATATCCCACAATTAAAAATTGTATTCTTTTCAAGTATAAAAACTGCGACAGATTTGATGAAACTTATAGGAGATAATAATAAGTTTGCAATCGGTGTTCAGTATTTTTATAATATAAGTCGAAAAGATAAACGTATTTTTACAACAAAATCAAAAGATTGGAATATTTCACACAGTGATAGCGGATTNTATTATATCGAAGAATTTGACAATTGTATTTGGGAAAANATGATGAAAGGTTTGGTCGATCTACGTTACATAGACGATAATGGTAAAATAAAGAAACCTATAAAAGCCGATAATGAAATACTAGAGTTGTTGCGATTATATACGAGTACAACCAGTATCGAATTGGATGAAGATCATACAACCGGTAGAATACTGTATGAAATCGATGTTATGAAAGATAATATCAAAATATCATATTATATTATCAATAATACGATATATCATAATATTGATAAGTTCCCGATAATGTATACGCGTAGAAGGAATTATCCAATATTTATTGATAAATCGTCCGCCGCTATATGGAGAGAAGATTTGCGAAAGTTGGAATCTGGTGAAACATCTTATGACACATTGAACGATGTTACAACAAACTATGGAATGTGTGAAACAAATAAGATACAACTCCTCAAACAAATTAGGGAGTATCAAATTCAACAGGTTATTGCATTATTATCTGCAGTTAAACAGATTGTATCACCATGGATTAATGCTGGTACAATATTACAGTTTATCAAGAACAAATTCTTTGGTGGAGGAGAAAGTATCGTTGATGATGTTTTAGAAAACGTTGGAGAAACGACAGAAGCCGCTGTAGAAGGTGTTGCAGAAATCGTAGAAAATGTTGTTAAATAGTATTTTCTACAATATAAAGAGAGGGTTGTGTTCCCTCTCTTTTTTTTTATCTTGTNTTGTTTATAATTTGTAATGTGTTGTCATAAATTTCATCGACCACGGAACTTATTGTACTTACTTTATTTGTAATATTATTATCGTGGAAATCTGTTATAATCTTTTTAGCACTGTCTTGAAGTTGTACAAATGTTTTTAAGGCCTCGGTAGAACTACCCAAAACAGCTCTAGCTTCTTCCAATTGAGCACCGATTTCATCGACTTTTGTGCTTGAAATTTTATCAATTTTACATTCGACTGTAGAATATCTATTTGAGATTAAATCTTTTATAGCTTGTATAATATCGTCCTGTTTAATGATTTCGTCGGATGTATTTTTAACAGTTAGTGTTAACGCGTATACAAAATCTTCTTCTAGTAATTCTGTAGCATTAAAATCGACAACGTCGTCCCATAAAATTATGTGTTCACCTGTTAATACAAGTTCATTCGTATTTTCATCCAATGTTAATACACCACAATCATAAAATGTTGTATTTTCAATATAATCTTCAAAATTGTCTGTTCTGATAAATTTTTCATTAATTGCTACAGTTGTAACAAATGATGAAAATTGCGAAGCTCTTTCGTAATTAATGTGTCCTAAAATCTTAACTTTTTGATTAGCTATGTAACCAGAGATAGTATTGATTATGTATTTCTTATTAATTTGTAAATTCATAAAAACACTCCAATAAATTAATATATTTATTTGTGTTTTAAATATATTATATTAAAAATAGATTCATTTGTGTATTATTTTACAGAATCTGGGGAAGTATAGATGAAAATAAAATATGATAAACTTAATCATGCGAGAGTTTTTGCAAAAATGAAACACGATGTTTCACAAATGTATAAAAAATATAAGTTTAAAGATGATAAACGGTACGACACAATTATTCGTGTAATTGTTGAAAAAGGTAAAATTGTATGAAAAAAAGAATAGTTATCCAGAATATAGCAGATATACATTTTGGAAAAACTGGTAAAGAAAAAGAATTATACGAATCTTTAAAAAAACACTTTATACAAAGATGTATAGATACCGAGACGGATATTATTTTTATAAATGGGGATTCGTACGATTCCAGACAATTAATAAACTCCGATGCCAATATATATTTTAATAAGTTTATAGACGATTGTGTGTCAATCGGAGCTATAGTTGTTATTCTCAATGGTACAGAATCACACGATAGATATCAGATAAATGCGTTGGCTTATAGAAGTTCGGATAGATTTTTTATAGTTAATACTGTGACCGAACTAACATTGTGTGGTTTAAAGTTTTTATTGCTACCAGAAGAATATGTGAGGTCACAAACATATTATGATGAATATTTGAGTAAAAAATATGATTTTGTACAGTTTCATGGAATGTTTTCACATATTGGATTTGGTGCAAAAGGCAATGTTGAAAATGTTAGACACCCTTATGTGTTTAACTGGAAACAGTTTGCTAAAAACATAAAATACTACGTCATAGGTGGTCATATTCATACACATTCTGTATATAAAAATATAATATACAGTGGTTCATTTGGACGATTAAATTTTGGTGAAGAAGAAGATAAAGGATGGGTTGAATGTGTTGTTGAAAACAATAAATGTTTTTGGAAGTTTTTGGTAAACACAGACGCTATGACGTTCACAACAATATTAGCATCTTCGTTACCGAAAGATGTAGACAGTATGATGAAAATGCTTAGAGGATATCAAGAATATAATGATTTTCTGCGAATTGATATAGATGTAGACGATTCCAATATAATTAATAATATTGAAGGATTTGTTAAAAATCATAAAAACTGTGTTATTAAACGTGGTAAGAAAAAAGGAATAGAGCTAACTGAAAAGATATCTAAGAATTTGCAAGAAAAACAAGATAAATTAGATACTATAATGAAAGAGTTTAAAGGGATGGATTTCATTCAGATAACTCAAAAAATAGCAAAAGACGAATATCGTAGAGAATTTACTAGAGAAGAAATATATGATATTATAAATACCAAAGTATGAAATAATTATATACTATTAATATAGATTAAACAATGAAGGAGACTTTATTTTATGATTGAAGAAAAACCTATTGATTTTGGTGGAGAAGAAATACTTACACAAGACTTTGTATCGGATGATTTGATTTGTAAAATCAAAGGATTAAATCCAAATTTAGGAAAACCGATGGATATGTTTGGTAATGGTGATCCATTATATGAACGATATCAACAGCATCGAAACGAAATCGAAAACGCTGAACTGATTATCATTGATGCAAACGCGCTTAATAAATCCTCTATAATGAATCTTAATTTAGCAAACGATTCATCCGCAGTAGAAGATTTGGCATCGGATTTCTTCCAGTTGGTTGGAGAAACATTAATGATTGCGTTCGGTAAAGAAGATTATGATTTAAATATCACAACGAATCCGGATAAGGGGTTTGAAGCATATTCAAATTGGGGAGAAACGGAGTTTTCACCATTTGTCACGGATGGATATTAGCGTATGAGTGTGGAATGGATAAAGCTACAAAGAACGGTATATTGAATATGGTAAAATTGTATAAAAAAAAGAATAGTTATCCAGAATATAGCAGATACACATTTTGGATTTGGTGCAAAACGGCAATTGTTGGTCGCTTTGCACAAGGAGTCGAAAACATCGAGGGAGGAAGTAACTAAATGGCTTATTTACCATACATGTTAATTAATGGTAAACTATTTAAAGATTTTTAATAAATGTTGATAAATAGTGGGAACGTTGTGTTTCCCACTATAACATTTATTTTTTTTCTAAAAATAAATCATTTGTCAAGAATGACAACTGAATATAGGAGTACATAATGACTATAAGAGAAGTATTATTAATCATTCTAGAATGGATATGGTGTTTTCCACAGATGTTCTTAGGATGGTTATTGCGGATACTTTTTTTCCGTAAGAAAGACAAGGTTGTCTTGGACGACATTCCTGAATTAGGAAAAATCACATATTATGTCACGTATAATTCAAAACTTCCAGCATGGTTTGGTGCTTCAGGTGTATCTTTAGGAAGATATATTCTTTTTAAAGTTCCTGAAAAATACACACCGTGG